GAGACGACATAGAGAAGTTTACTAAAGCTACTGGTATCAAAAAATTAGTAGACAACGTCGCAAGCGGATTAAATATCCCTTGCGGCTGCGCTGCTAGAAAAGGAGCACTCAATAAAATATTTCCTTACAAACAATAATATGGCTTTTAAATTAAATAACCCACCTTATAAAATAGATAATACTCCTGTTTATAAAATAGATATGGAAGAAGGTGTTATGGGTAAAGCTAATAACAATGGTTCTATAGTTATAAATAAAGACTTAGATCCAAGTGAAGTTGAAAGAGTTGTTGAGCATGAAAAAATTCATCTAGAACAAATGGAAAGAGGTGATTTAAATTATGACAATGAAAATGTTTATTGGAAAGGTAAAAAATACTCAAGAGCTGATATGGAAGAAGGTGCGAAGAATTTACCTTGGGAAGCTGAAGCCTATAAAAGATCATGAAAGGTTTTTCAGAAAAAGGTTATCTAAGTGATAGTCCTGATGTAAATGAACATCAAAATATAATACAAGGAAACAAAATAACGATGAAAGGCGTTAATTTTAAAGTACTAGGAACAGACGATAGAGGTTATACCAAGGTAATGTACCCAGGTTATGATTATACGTTTCCTGGAGCTAAGTATGTAATTGAAACAAAGATAACATGAAAAAGATTTGGGAATGGTTAAGTGGTAATGTCATCAAAGATGTTGGTGACGTTATCGATAAACTAACAACTACAGACGAAGAAAAACTTGAAATTAAAAAAGAAATTCAAGTCATAGTTGAAAAAGCCGCAGCTAATGCAGAAGACCAAATAACAAAACGTTGGGAATCGGACATGACTTCAGATTCATGGTTAAGCAAAAATACGCGTCCTATGGCGCTTATATTCTTATCGTTTATGGCTATAGCTTTTATATGGGTTGATAGTCATCACGAAATATCTTTTACTGTAGAACAGGAATGGATAGAATTATTAAAACAACTATTAACAACCGTATACGTGGCTTACTTTGGTTCACGTGGTTTTGAGAAATATAAATCAATAAGTAATAAATAAAAAAATAAAAAATGGGACAATTTCCAACAAGTGACAGTATTATAGGTAAAGCGTTACAAGTATTGCCTATCCTAGATACCGCGATAGATCCTAGATCAGCTTGGTTATTTGAAAACCAATCTGGAACATTAGGTACAAATTTAAATAGCTCTGTGCTTTATGTTAGTGAAATAACTGGCACGCCAGCCGCTACAAAGGCTGATGTTGCCGTTATACTCTCTGGAGTTGAAGGTGTTATAGGAGCTGTAGCTGCAGGAGGATTTAAATCTTTTGATCCTTACACATCAAGCCCTAGTTATAATGCTTTTTCAAATGGTGCTGGTTATTTTACAGCTACCGGATTATTAACATCAGTAACTAGTTCAGTACCTAAATCACCAGCTAAACAACCAAGTGGTTTGACTGTAGATATAACAGTAGCTGTACCAACGTCTGCTCTTGTAGTTGGCCAAGGTGGAACTACTTATACTGCAGGTAACGCATTCACAAGTACTGTTGCTCCAGCTGGAGGAACAGGTATAATAGGTACAATTGCTACAACTAGCGGTGGAGGTGCAACAGGTCCTGCTGCAACTCTTACTATTACAAGAGGTGGCTCAGGGTATTCTGTAAATGATGTAATTACAATTGTTTCAGCTGGCAGTGATAACTTAGCTAAGTTTACTATAACAGGCGCGCTTAACGGAGCAATAACAACTATAGCTGTAAATGCTGCTGGATCAAATTATTCTCCAGGAGATATTATAACAGTAACACAAGCTGGAGCTAGCGGAGGTACAAGAGCTATACTAAGAGTCGTTGACTCAGCTCCAACAATAGGTGACGCTGTGATATTTAAAAACGTGCCAATGGGAACTATACTACCAGTATCTGTAGATTACCTTATGGCAACTGGCTCAACAGCTAACCTTGTGTGTATTGCAGGTAAATAGTGTAAAAACAAGTAACTATATAAATAAGTAAATATTAACAATTAAATAAAATCAAATTATGAGTAAAGTAAAAAAAATGGAAAAACCAATGATTACCGAAGAACAGTTAAAAACTGTTAACGACCAACAAAGTAAATTAAGCGAACTACTAAGAACTTTAGGTGTTTTAGATGTTCAAAAAATGAATATTCATGACAAAGTTAAGGAAGTTTCTACTCAAATTGAAGTAACTAAAAAAGAATTAGAAGATGAATATGGTCAAGTAAATATAGACTTAACAGACGGATCTTACGCAGAGATTGAAAAAGAAGATGATAAATAATATTAGAAAGATAAGTATTGGGTCTGACTACAAAAACGATGCTATGCATTATTCTGTAGGACAGCAAGTTTATGGTGGTCACGAAATATCACATATAATATTTGAAGACTCAGACAAATCCTATAATATACATATTAAAAAAAACAATGAGGTATTGCCATGGAAGAAATTTAATTCTAACATGGCTATATCCGTTGAATATGATTTAGAATATTAATGAATAGTTTATATGATTTTATTGTTGAACCTTTAGGTGATAAATACAGCAATACAATTATGGTGGATGGCAAAGAATTAGTAGTCAATACCAAAATAGAGGATTTTAAATTTGTAAATAGATTAGCTAAGGTTATAAAAACACCTTTAGCTTTTAATTTAGATATTAAAATTGGGGACATAGTAGTAGTTCACCAAAACGTGTTTAGAGTTTTCTATGATATGAAAGGAAAGAAAAGAAAAAGTAGATCTTTTTTTATAGATGATTTACATTTTTGTTCTATAGATCAAATATATTTATATAGAAATAGTGAAGGTTGGAATACCGTAGGTGACAGGTGTTTTATAAAACCTATAAAAAGCAATCAATCTCTAACGGTTGATAAAGAACGCAGTCTTATTGGTATACTTAAGTATGGCAATAGCTCTTTAAATGATTTAGAAATCAACCCAGGTGACTTAGTAGGTTATACACCTAACGGTGAATGGGAATTTTTAATTGAAAAAGAAAGACTTTATTGTATGAAATCTAATGATATTGTAATTAAGTATGAATATAAAGGAGACGAAGAAGAGTATAATCCTAGCTGGGCACATAGCGGTTGAAGAGTTAATTAAAGTTGCTAAAGAGGCTATTATAGATTCAAAAGATGACATATCAGCTGATAGATTAAAAAATGCCGCTGCTACAAAAAAACTTGCTATATTTGATGCTTTTGAAATTCTGAATAGAATCAAAGAAGAAGAAGATATGTTAGAGGATAAACCTAAGGAAGTTAAAGAAGAAAAATCTTTTAAAGGTTTTGCTGAAGGAAGATCTAAAAATGTATAAGCAAACTTTATATAAAGTCTTAAAAGACTACGTGAAACCTAAAGTTCTTAATAGAATCAATAGGTATAAAAAATGGGAATATGGTTATAACAAAGAGCATGATTTAATAGTTATAAGTAAGACAGGTGAAATAGGTGAGATTTATGAAATCCAAAATCTTAAAATAGCTTTGCCTAAACAAAAAGATGTTGTTGAGTTTGAAGATGACAAATGGACCTATACACAATACCCAAAACAATTAAGTAGAATTAAATCTGTTTTTGACTGGGAAGAATACCCACCAGAATTTAAAGAAAAATGGTATGACTATATTGATAAAGAATTTACAAGACGTGAAGAAGGTTTTTGGTTCATTAACAAAGGTATTCCTACTTATATTACTGGTACTAATTACATGTACCTGCAGTGGTCCAAGATTGATGTTGGGCAACCAGACTTTAGGGAATCAAATAGATTATTCTACATTTTCTGGGAAGCTAGCAAAGCCGATATCAGGTCTTACGGGATGTGTTATCTTAAAAACCGTAGGTCAGGTTTCTCATTTATGTCCTCAGCTGAATCAGTTAATCTTGCCACAATATCAACAGATTCACGATACGGAATATTATCTAAATCTGGTGCCGATGCTAAGAAGATGTTCACCGATAAAGTCGTACCAATATCCGTTAACTATCCCTTCTTTTTCAAACCGATTCAAGACGGTATGGACAGACCTAAAACCGAACTTGCTTATAGAGTGCCTGCCTCTAAATTTACCCGTAGAAAACTTGATTCAAATCAAGCCATCAAAGAGATTACCGGTTTGGATACCACCATTGACTGGAAGAACACCGGTGATAATGCTTACGATGGAGAGAAGCTTAGGCTCCTTGTTCATGATGAATCAGGTAAATGGGAAAGACCAAATAATATTCTTAACAACTGGCGCGTTACAAAAACAACCCTTAGATTAGGTAGTAGAGTTATTGGAAAGTGTATGATGGGATCAACATCAAATGCTTTAGATAAAGGAGGTAGAAATTTTAAGAAACTATACGATGATTCAGACGTTACAAAAAGAAACGCCAATGGACAGACTCGCTCAGGATTATATTCTTTGTTCATACCTATGGAATGGAACTACGAAGGATACATTGATTCTTATGGCTTTCCTGTATTCGAAAAACCATCTAATGAAACAGTAGGACCTGATGGTTTGCGTATAGGTATAGGTGTTATTGAATATTGGAACAATGAAGTAGATGGCCTTAAAGATGATCAAGATGGATTAAATGAATTTTACAGACAGTTTCCACGTACAACTAAACATGCATTTAGAGACGAAAGTAAACAATCTTTATTTAATCTAACTAAGATATATCAACAGATAGATTATAACGAAGATGAAAGAAATTCTTTAAGTGTAACTAAAGGAAGTTTTCAATGGGAAAACAACAAAAAAGACTCAAGAGTTATATTTATGCCAAATAAAAATGGTAGATTTTTAATAACTTGGGTACCGCCTTTTAATTTACAAAACAAAAGGTTTATAAAAAATGGTGTTAACTATCCAGGCAATGAGCATTGCGGTGCTTTTGGTTGTGATCCATATGATATATCAGGAACAGTAGATGGTAAAGGTTCTAATGGATCTTTACATGGTTTAACTAAGTTTAGTATGGAAGAAGTTCCACCTAATCATTTCTTTTTAGAATACATAGCTAGACCTCAAACTGCTGAGATCTTTTTTGAAGATGTATTAATGGCCTGTGTATTTTACGGCATGCCAATATTAGCAGAAAATAATAAACCTAGACTCTTGTATCATTTTAAACGTAGAGGTTATAGAGGGTTTGCAATGAACAGACCAGATAAAAAAAGAAATAAATTATCAATTACAGAAAGAGAAATAGGTGGAATACCTAACTCTAGTGAAGATATAAAACAATCACACGCTTCTGCTATAGAAACATATATAGAACACTTTGTTGGATTAAAAGAAAATGGTTATGGAGATGTTTACTTTCAAAGAACGTTAGAAGACTGGGCACATTTTAATATAAATAATAGAACAACGCATGATGCTTCTATTAGTTCAGGTCTAGCTTTAATGGCTTGTAACAAACACATATACTCTCCAGTAAATAAGATAGAATTACCGGCGATTGATCTTGGTATAAAGAAATATGATAACAAAGGAACTACATCAAAAATTATAAGTTAATGAATATATATACTAACACCAATAGCGCTTTCCCTAGTCAAGTAGTGAGTGATGCAGAAAAAGCAAGTATTGAATACGGTAGTCAAGTAGCAATGGCTATTGAGTACGAATGGTTTCGTTCAGGAAGAACCGCTGGTAATAGATACTTAACTAATTGGAATAATTTTCACGACTTACGACTCTACGCTCGTGGAGAACAAAGCATACAAAAATACAAAGATGAATTGTCTATTAATGGCGATTTGTCTTATCTTAATTTAGACTGGAAACCAGTACCAATATTATCTAAGTTTGTAGATATAGTTGTTAATGGTATATCTAGTAAAAGTTACGACATAAAAGCTTATGCTCAAGATCCTTCTTCTGTAAAGAAAAGAACAGAATATGCCTCTAAACTACAAGAGGACATGGTTGCTAAAGAGTATTTAGAATCATTAAAATCTACTTTAGGTATAAATCTATATCAAAGTCCAAATCCAGAAACAATACCTGAAAGTCCAGAGGAACTAGAATTGCACATGCAACTTAGTTATAAGCAATCCATAGAAATAGCAGAAGAAGAAGCTATATCAACTGTGTTGGCCCAGAATAAATACGACTTAATAAGACGTAGGATAAACATGGACTTGACTACAATAGGTATTGGAGCAACTAAAACAAATTTTAATCTAGCCGAAGGAGTTACAGTTGATTATGTAGATCCTGCTTATATGGTTTATTCGTATACTGAAGATCCTAATTTTGAAGATATATATTACGTAGGTGAATTAAAATCTATAACAATACCTGAGCTTAAAAAAGAGTTTCCTAATATTTCAAAAGAAGAATTAGATAGAATTCAAAAAATGCCAGGTAATAGATCATATGTAACTGGTTGGGGTGATTATGACGAAAACACTGTTCAAGTGTTGTATTTTGAATACAAAACATATCACAATCAAGTTTTTAAAATAAAACAAACAGATCAAGGTTTAATGAAAGCTTTAGAAAAACCTGATACATTTAATCCACCAGAAAGTGATAACTTTGAAAGAGTATCAAGATCTATAGAGGTTTTATACACAGGAGCTAAGGTTTTAGGAACTGATACAATGCTCGACTGGAGGTTAGCAGAAAACATGACAAGACCTTATGCTGACACTACTAAAGTAGAAATGAATTATGCTTTATGTGCGCCAAGAATATACAAAGGTAGAATAGAATCACTTGTAAGTAAATGTATTGGATTTGCTGATATGATTCAATTAACACATTTAAAGCTGCAACAAGTTTTATCTCGTATGGTGCCAGACGGTGTTTACTTAGATATGGACGGACTTGCAGAAGTTGATTTAGGTAATGGAACTAATTACAATCCAGCAGAAGCATTAAATATGTATTTCCAAACAGGTTCTATAGTTGGTAGATCTTTGACACAAGAAGGTGATCTAAATCAAGGTAAAGTTCCAATACAAGAACTTAATAGCTCTAGTGGCCAAGCTAAGATCGCAGCTCTTATACAAACGTATCAATATTATCTACAAATGATACGTGATGTAACAGGACTTAACGAAGCTAGAGACGGCACTACGCCAGATAAAGGTACTTTAGTAGGATTACAGAAGATGGCAGCTAATGCATCCAACGTAGCTACTAGACATATAAAGCAATCAAGTTTATATTTAACCCTTAGAATAGCTGAAAACATAGCGTTAAAACTAGCGGACGCATTAGAGTTTCCGTTAACTAAAAACGCTTTGCAAAACTCTATATCTACATATAGCGTAAAAACATTAGAAGGAATTGCTGATTTAAATCTTCACGACTTTGGTATATTCTTAGAACTAGAACCAGACGAAGAAGAGCAAGCTAAACTAGAAGAAAACATACAAGTTGCTTTACAACAAGGAGGTATTGATCTTGAAGATGCTATAGACTTAAGGCAGATTAAAAATCTTAAGTTAGCGAATCAAATGCTTAAAATAAAACGTAAGCAAAAAGGTAAACAAGAACAAGCTAATCAACAAGCTAATATAAAAGCCCAAGCTGATGCTCAAGCAGAGACTGCAGAAAAAACAGCAATGGCTGAAGTTCAGAAGCAAGAAGCTATATCAGGTTCTAACGTGCAATACGAACAAGCCAAGTCTCAATTTGAGATGCAAAGAATGCAAGCAGCTGCTCAAATAAAGCAACAAGAAATGCAGATACAGCATCAATACAACATGGAGCTCAAGCAGATGGACGTGCAACAGATGCAACAAAAAGAAGATAAAATTGAAAACCGCAAAGATCAAAGAACAAAGATCCAAGCAACTCAACAAAGTGAAATGATAAGTCAAAGGAAAAACGAAACAGCTCCTATAGATTTTGAAAATCAAAACGCTGCTCAGCAGTTTCCAACAGTATTATAACTGTTTATTAATTATTTAATTATATTATATTATGTCAGAACAAAAAACAAATGAACCTGTTAAACAGGAAGGTGAGTTTAAACTTAAAAAGAAAACTCCTAAAAAATTATTAACCCCACAAAGTAACGAACCAACCAAGGTGAATATTAAAGAACCTTTGATTGAACTACCACTAGAAGTTACTAAAGTGTCAATACCTAAAGAAGATGCCATTCAAATCGGAGAAACAAAAGAAGTGGTTGTGGGCGAACAAACCGGAGATAGCCCAGCGATGGGAGAACCTTTACAAGAGTCCAACAAGGATGTTGAAGGGTTT